AGTGGCTCCGGTTGCCAGTGGCATCTGAGATATCTTTACTGTACTCATGGTTGTTCGTCTATTATGTTTTCGTTATTTTCTGTTAGAAAGAATGGTCCATCTACTTGACCTGTAAATTGTGGTTCTTCCACAATTTCAACGGGATCAACAAACGGAGCAATACAGTCATTCAGTGGTTGCTTTACAATTACCTGTAGGATCGCAGTCATACCTGCCACCTCATCTTGGAACCTTTCCTTAAAGGGTTGCAACTGTACTGTGAATACGGGTTGTGGGTCGTTAGGCCCAGTGAGATAAAGCTGTAGGTAACCAATAATATCATTTAGGTAGAGTGCGCATTCGCTTTGTGCCTTAAGGAAGTCATCGGTTGGTCCTACGATCTCCATCATGATTAGGTTAAATGTCCAGGTGGTAGTAGCCGCATCACGGGTACCACTTGCTGGGTTAATAAACATGTAAGGGTAGCTTGCATCTCCACTGGCAGCACGGGTCTTTATGTCAGACAGTTCACCGTAGCCCCAATCTGCAATCATCTTGTGTAGGTCAGCAACACTACCTAAGAGATCTACTATTTCTTTGTAAGTCATACTTTCTTTTTATTTCTAGTTCACGGGCACGTTCTTCGCGTTCCACTTGTTTTTGGTAAGCCAACATGTTAAGTGCTTTCTTTAGCGGTTGATCCTCTACTGCCTCAAGCTTAAGGATATCTCCACCGGCTAGTTTGACTAGGACCGCATACCACCCTCGTGCAATTGCCATCTTGTCTTTAGGCTCATCACCCGGATCACCTGTGGGTTCATCTAATCCAAACAGTGCAGAGTAACTTTTGTAAATACTTAGTCTCCACTTTGCATACTCTTCAATGATCCATAGAGCTTCATCTGTCCACTGGCATTGAGGTGCTAGGATCCCCATGATCTCTTCTATGTGGCGGGGTACACCCCAAATTAACCAGACATCCAGGTCAATCCACTGACCAAAACGGATCTGCGTAAAATCCACATGAGCGGCTCTGCGCCTTTGACTCATGGTGCTTAAGAGAAAACCCATACCTAACTCTAGTGCTTTATGATCTGCTTTAACTAGATCCTCAAGCGGAGCACCTGTTAGGATATGTAGAGCTCGTGGCCAAATAAGTGGTTCTCCTAGATCCAACTGGGCTAGCTTGCTCCATAAGGAAAGCGGTAACCTGTCAGGCAATCCATAACTCTTTTGTCCAATTTGAAGCTTTACCATACTACTAAATATTTTTTAGGATTCCTTTGTAAGATCTTTCAGAAACCTTGTGGACCTGTTATATTTATCGTATATCTTTAATCTTAATAAATAAAACAAAATGAAACACAATCCCTTTTATCAGGTGAGCGGCGAGGTAGTCGTTGGTTCACAAGGCCATGATGGTAAGGTTACCGCATGGGTTACTTATGTTGAGGATCCCACTCCTGCAACCAGTCTTGACTTTGACTCAACTGGCTTAATTGCCAATGAGATGACAGTTGAGCAATTTATTAACATGCCAACTACAACCTGGGATCCCTGTATCCTACGTGTTAAGTCTGGTGAAGTACTCTTAATCCTTAACCCTTCAAAACAATAACCAATGACAAAGCAACTTGCATTCCGTTACGATGGCGCAACTCATATCTTAGTGCGCGAAATTGACCAGGAAACTGGTGTACATACCTATGATTGGGTTTACCCAACTGGTACATGGCGATTTTGGACTACACCTAATAGTCGTCACCTACCTGGTGGTCCTATTGACTGGGATCTATTTAGATGGAGAAAGACGATGGGTTTACCTCGCCTTAAGTCGATCGTTCACGCCAGTTACTTGATCACTAATACACCTGAATGTATGTGGCTCTAAAACCCACACCGTGTACATTGCAAGGGGATCCACTATGTGGGTCCCCTTTTTCTTTTTTATCTGTTCCTACCCATAGTGGCATAGGTACCAGTGGTCAAGTTTTGTTTCCGATTGTAGTTTACAATTGCTAGTGACATAACACAGTCATCATGATGTGGAGCAGGAGCACCGTACCTGACGCTACGTGTCTTAGGATTGTACTCGTAACTAAATAACTCGAGCTCATGCGTAAGAGCAGGCTGGAGGTCTTTACTTGGGATCTTAATACTATCCTGATTAAAGTCAAGTATGAGTCCTTCAATTATTTCAGGTTTACTTTTAGCAGAGGTAACGAATGCATGAGTATCAGGCCATTGCTTCTTAATCATTTCATAGACCACATCTCCAATTGAGTTAACCTCGATCATTACTGTAGCGGAGTGTTTTTTCACTCTCTCAACGATTTCTCTAGTCATTGTGGACCATTCAAGTTGGTTCTGCCTGTAAATATCTACCACATTACCGGCCTGATCCATAAAGGTAGCAACCGTATAGTCATCTGCACGACCCAAGTCAATTCCACAATAAACTTTACCTGAGGGTTGTGGCCATGTGGGTAATGAGTTTTCTTTTACACGACTAAATACTTCTCCACCGTTATCAATAAACTCTGCTAAGTACTCCTGTTTAAATATGTTGGGAGGTAGTGTTTTTTGCGCATCAGCGATTTCCTGTTTATCAATGTAAGGTGTATCGTATGAACTTCCTGTGTAGCTTTTGTAACGTGGATGGTCTGCGCTCTTACCCAATTGGAACAAGTCATAAAAGAAGTTCTTACCCTTTGGTGTAGAGATGAACAGGATCTTTTTACCCTTTACTGCAAATACAGGTCGGATAGCAGTTGACCATGCATCGTCTTTAATAAAGGCAGCTTCATCAAGGATACCATAATCCATTGTAAGACCCCTAATGTTATCATACCTTTCTGCTGAGCGGAATAGGATCTCAGAACCATTACGGAGTTTTATGCTGTTGTCTGCGTAGTTGTTTTTTGCGATGATGCCACTACTTTCTATTGCTTCAACCAGTTCTTTATGTACCTTGGTGGCTTGAGAGAAGACTGGTGAGACCCAAAGTATTTTACACGGTCCGCTATTGATTGCCCAGTAGAGAAGCAGGTTCATACCTAATAAGGATTTACCCCACTGTCTACCAATTGAGACAATGTGGAACTTTTCAGGTCCAGCTAAGATCTGGTCAATTATCTTGCGTTGAGCAGTATGTGGTGTAAATCCTATAAAGGCCATTACTCTGCTTTAGGTTCATCACCGAAACGGAATTGGATATTTTTAAATAGATCTCCACCATCTCCGTTCGTAAGTTGTTGTTGAGAGAGCTTAGGTACAAACCTTTCACTAAGGCGAATGATAATGTCCATTGCAGCTTTAGGATCTTGCTCTGCAATCTGGTCTAACCATTCGGTCATTCTGTCTAGGTTACCTTCAATAAGATAACCAAAGGCAGCTTTCATTTTTTTTGTTTGTTCTGATGTTGCTCCTACCGGTCTACCACTTGGGTTACCGCTTTGTCCTTTTTCAAACATATTAGTTTTCTTTTTTTAGTACTGCCAACTGTTCCTTTGCCAATGCATCAGATGCTGCATGTATCCATCCTATTTGTTCACCCAGTGGTCTAAGGGTTAAGGTACCCTTTTCTGTTTTATATAGTGGATATTTTTGCAGGTTGTCTTGTTTTTTTAGTTCACTTAGTAGGCGATGCTTCATATTAAGAATACATCTACCACAACCTACAACTGCTTTGTTTTCGCCTGTGACCAGGTTATAAGCTCCAAAGAAGTCTCTTATCTGTTGTGGTGTAAATTTAATTGAACTGGTTAGTAAGTACTTGTTGCTTTCTAACCAGGTAAGGGCTTGTTCTCGTGTTGTCATATTGTCATTAATTTTCTCCAGAGTAATTCAGCAAGTACGGCAGCACCTGCAGATATAAATATAGTTTCCCATACAGGAGTTTGTGTTAAAAGATTTAAACCAATTAAGCTAGTCCACCATGTAAAGCAAAGCGGACAGTTAAACGGCTTACAGTTTAGGTGGACCAGGTTAAGAAACCATTCCCACTGAGGTACATATTGAAGGAGTGCACCTAAGGCTCCTAAGTAGATTATCCATTCCATGTTATTCCCATTTTATTTAATTTGAGTAGTAATAGCTTTTTTGTTTCGCCAACCGCATGGCTTATACTTGTTCGCGGTATACCTGTTTGTTTACTAAGCTGACTATAATTAGGATTCTCTAACCACATTGTAAATAGAGTTGCATGATACCATGTTGTTGTATCACCGCATGTTTTTAGTTCTTCTATTAGATCTGTTACTGTTTGGGCAACCTGGTCAGTGTGGTCATCGTATCCTATCTCTTCTACTTCAGGTACCTCACCACTATGTACACGGCCTTTTTGTCTGTACTCGGTGTGATATGCACTGGTGCTACTATGAAAGCTGCGCCACATAATACCACTTAAGAACCGCATTGCTTGTCCACATTGGGCAAGTTCTTCTGCCCTAGCATGATCCATGAAATGAAGTATTGAGTAGTGAAGTAGATCGTCAGTCTCTTCGTGACCACGTGTTATCTTTTGGCACATGGTCTTAATCCCTTCGTAATTATTAGTCAACCAGGTTGTCAAGTAGTCTGAGGTCATTAATTAAGTCTTGATAGGCTTGTGCTATCTCGTAATTTTGATCTGCTATGTATTCATCGCGATCTCGTTCTAAGGTACTATATAGGGAATCAATTGTAAAGTAAGGTAAGTAGAGACGTAAAATGTTATCTCTAAACTTTAACTTTTGCATTGCATCTAACCCTAGATAATTAAAATGATCATTCATGTTCTTTTATTTTAATTTTACTAGATTGCGTTTTTGAATATGTACCTGTTGGTCTTAGGTAATGTGGAATCCAATCTGCAGGTCTATTGGTCTGACCATCCCATTCCCACCACTGGGTATCACCATAAAGAGGTACTATACGCTTTGCTTTTTCTTTAACAAATAGATCTTGACGAGTAGTGTGTTCACTTAACCATACTGCATTATAGAGATGGATCCAGATTCTTTGCATACGTGGATCTTCGCATTCCCAACGGATAAATGTCCAGTCTACATTCTTAAACTTCATTCGCCCTATTGCAGGATCAACTTCATTACCCATTGAGATCCATTTACTAAATCTACCAGTAAATGCACGAGCCAATGATCTGTTACTTGTTCCTTGTGAAAAATGAGTTATCAGTTTATAGTCAGGCATATGAAATGTATATTGATCAAATCCATAATTTTGACCAATCATCCACATAAAGGTTGTCCAGATCTTATCATAGTCTGGAGCATCAACTGCAAATTCAGGAATGTACAGTATAAGCTTTTTATTTTGTTCCATAGATTATTTATCGGTTAGCATTTCGCCTCACATCTGACTTAGTTGCCCAGCAAAGATTAGTCCAGTGATTATTTAATCGGTCACCATCTATATGCATAACACAAGGCCAACTATTTGGGTTAGGTACAAAGTGTTGAGCAACCAAGCGATGAATGTACTTATTGCGATTTGAAGGTAAGCCTAAGAATTGTACTCCATTACCTCCACCAGTTAATTTAGGTATGATGGGTTTACATAAGCCAGTCTTACCACTCCATTTACGAACATTACCCAGGTTACTTACTTCAAACCTTGTCCATGTTCTAGTGCCATCACCTTTAGGTAAACCTGCAGGATAACGATCGTATTCAATCCAAATTTCTTGTTCCATGTTTTTATTTATATATTTGGAAAAGAAAACTAAGTTTTAAGTAGCAACGGAGTAAACACTAAAAAACCACAAAGGCATAGATTACAATTATGAATTATTAGATAAAATTTAAAGAAAATTGAAAGTAGAATACTTTCACCAAGGATTGCAAAGTTATCCAGGATGGAACTTGCAATCATTGAAATTGGTTTACCAATTGAAATTTGTAATTTATGTATTCATCCTTAAGAGTTTTTTTCTTCGTGATTTCTCTTTAAAGGCACTATTTTAAAATTATTTTAAAATTTAACAATTTGTTAACATTGGAGTAGAGACAAAAAAAGAGGGGCCAATGACCTCCCCTCTCTAATTTATTAACCTTTGCACTATCTCATTGTTGAGTAGAGCAAATTATTTATTAAAGCTAAAAGAAAAAAAGAGCGAGGGGATAAGATGGAAACCCCTCGCTCAAAACAAAAAACAATAAGTCAAATGAAACGTAAACCTTATTGTATGCAGGCCACCAGAACGGCAACCTGTTTATTATATAACAGCCTAAGCTATTTGTTTCAGTTTTATAGTTCTTCTGTTGCAGTAATATCCCACTCAGATAATTTCGCAATCCATGCCAAGTGAACAAAACCTAAAGTGTCTGAACCATTTAGTTCACGATTGTATTCAATCACAAGACCGTTTTGAATTAGTCTTTCTCCAACAAGTACAGGAAGTGGATCAGCTCCAGCTTCAAATGCTTCTTTAGTTGGGTAAATTGAAATAGTACTTACCAGTGCAGTACCTTCTATACCATCACTAACAGAAATTCTTGCATAGCTTGATGGAATGGTAACACCAATGCTAGTGTTAAGTTGGGTTGAAATTTGTAAAGCCATAATTTTATTTTTTTATTTATACGATTCTGATTCTTGCTGCTCCACTGTTATGGTAAAGACCACCTAGTGGTACACCGCCTGCAGCAGCGGCAGTATCATCAGCAAAGTTAAGCGATGCATACTGGGTTAACTGTAAAGCTTTTGTTGTGGTATAATCTTGAGTACTTGCATTTACACCTTGACCAATTGCAACAGCACGAGGAGCAGTTGATTGAGCACCTTGTCCAAAAGCAATTCCTTGGTTACCGCTTATACCTACAGATGCTTGGCGACCGATTGCAATACCATCACCTTGTATTACACTGGCACCAAAACCAAATGCAATACCATTAAAACCACTTGTACCTGCCAATGCACCGTTACCAATTGCAATAGAATCGTTTTCATTACATTGTGCAGCATTACCAATTGCCACGTAACCAGTTACTGATGCACTAAGTGAACGAGCTTGGTTACCAATTGAGATACCGTTTAAGCTGGCTTTATGTCCACCAAAAACACGGGTACCAATTGCAATTGCATCAGCGCCATCAACGTTACCACGATAGCCAATATTAATTGCACGAGCTCCAATTGCATATGCATTTTCACCGATAGCAATACCTAGTGTAGTGAATGCACGAGGTGAAGCACCAATTGCAATTCCACTTGCCGCATCAGTATAAGTAAATGAACCTAAACAAACGGAGTCTGTACCGTCTGCTGTTCCACCTGATCCTATATTAATTGATCTTGTACCTGTTGCTTGGTTAGTAAATGTTGGTGTTAGTGAGTCAGCTTGCTTAAGTGATTCTGAACCACTACCGTTTACTAAACCGCCTGATCCTGCAGGTCCGGTTGCACCAGTACCTCCTGTGAAACCTTGGGCTCCACTTACACCTAATCCTGTAGCACCAGTTGCACCACTTCCTGTAGCACCTGTAAAACCTTGGCTTCCTGTTGCTCCTGTACTTCCTAAGCCAGTTGCTCCTGTGAAACCATTAGTTCCACTTACACCTTGGTTACCTGTTGCACCAGTAGCTCCATTGATACCTGCGGTACCTGTTGCTCCTGTAAAACCTTGGGGTCCTGTTGCTCCAGGAGGAACGGTTAATCCTACAACGGTTGCACCAGTAAAGTTAACAGTTCCACTTGGGAAGTTAACTCCACTGCTTCCTAATTGGATAGGAGCTTGGTTACCCAGTCCATCTGTTAAGGTTTTTGGTGTACCAGTGATAGGACCATTATCGTCGATCTTAATCAACGAATCATATGTGTTGTTTATTTGTTGTCCGGTTAAACTAGCCATATTTTACTTTTTAATTTTTTTAGAGAGAT